GAGAATATCTTTGCAGATAATAAATACCTACAGTCAAAATTAAAATTCTGGAATAAAACTGAAAGGATTATCTATTTTAAGAATGGATCTCTTATCGAGTTCGTATCATTCGAGAATGAGCAATCGGCTAAGAATGGTAAGCGTGACTATTTATTTGTGAATGAGGCAAATGGTCTAAGCTATCAAATATACTGGCAGTTGTCAATCAGGACTAGGAACCAGGTCTATTTAGATTACAACCCTACTAATGAATTTTGGGCGCATAGTAAACTTATAGGTTTACCTGATACTAAGCTGATTATATCAGATCATAGGCATAATCCTTTCCTATCGCAAGAAGATCACCAAAGGATTGAAGATATCAAAGACTTAGACCTAGAGCTATGGCGCGTTTATGCTAGAGGACTAACCGGCAAGATTGAAGGCGTTATATTCCGAAACTGGGCAATATGCGAAGCTATCCCGGCAGGTGCTGAATTGATAAGCTATGGCATTGACTTTGGATTTACGAATGATCCGACTGGAATTATTGAGGTTTATAAACTATCTGGTGAGCTATGGGTGAATGAGATGTGTTACGAAACTAGGCTAACCAATATGGATATATGCCGTAAGCTCCGCGAGTTTGGTGTAACGGAAGATCAGGAGATTATAGCGGATTCAGCAGAGCCTAAATCTATTCAAGAAATCTATGCAGAGGGATTCAATATTCATGGTGCGATTAAAGGTCCTGATAGTATTAAGCAAGGCATCGACATTCTTAAAAGATATAAAATAAATATTACGGCGAATAGTCATAACTTTAAAAAAGAATTATTTAGTTATATTTGGAAAAAAGATAAGACAGGCAAAATGCTGAACGAGCCAATAGATGCATTTAACCATTTAATCGATCCGTTACGATATGTAGCTTTAAATAAGCTGGCATCTAAAATTAAACAAGAGTATTCATTTGATTGGAATTAACAATGGGCGTATTTTCTAAAATCTTTAAGGCTGATATTGAAAAGGCAGCAAATAGTCAATTAGAGGCATTAATGCCTGGACTTCAACAACAGATAACCGCTAACCTCTACAATCAAAACGTTTTTGGCTGGATTGGTAACAATCAGGTAATAGTAGATTTTGAGGACAAAGTAAAATTCGTAGAGGAAGGATTTAAGAAAAACGCCGATGTTTACACTTGCATTGATATTATTACTAAAAAGATTGCGGAGTGCGCTTATTGCCTATATGAAGTCAAAGAGGGCGTAACTAAAAAGGATCTAAAGGTTTATGAGAATATGTCTATGGCAGAGGGTGCAACCGCTAAGATGCGGACTTTGCAACTTAAAGAGCAGATATTTAATCAGCTAGAAAGCAACCCTATTCTTGACATGCTTGCCAAACCTAATCCGCAACAAACGTATGAGGAATGGATGAGCGATTTAGCTGGTTTTTTCCTTTGCTCTGGTGATGGATATATCTTTGGTAATGGTAAAGATGAGAACATGACCGAAAAGCAAATATGGTCACAACTTTATGCTTTGCCTAGCCAATTTATAGAGATTATATCAGGCGGAATGTTTGAGCCAATTAAAGGCTATCAGATGCGGTCGGTTTACATGACAGAAGTGCCAATCCCGGCAAATCAAGTTGCTCACTTTAAATCGTTTAATCCTGACTTTACTCTGACTGGGGCGCAACTATACGGACAATCACCAATCAAAGCTATTTACCGGAACGTATTAAAAGAGAATGAGGGAGATAACGAATTACTAAAGCAAATCCGTAACGGAGGTGCTTATGGCTTTATATCCCCTGATGGCGCTGGTGCAACTTTGACAAAGGATCAAATGAATTTGCTTAAAGAAAAATTCATGGAGGCTAAGAAAGGCGAAACTTTAATGGATCGTATATTCCCATCATCAGGACCTTTAAAGTGGACACAGATAGGAATGCCATCTACTGACCTGCAACTGATTGAAAGTCTAAATATTGACACTAGAAAGATTTATGCAGCGTTTCACGTTCCTATCCAGTTTTCAGGTAGTGAGGCGGCATCGACTGACAATAATATGGGATGGGCATCAAAGCAGTTAATATACAACGCAACCGCTCCACTATCTCGCAAGATCAGGGATGCTATCAATAAATTTGTTTGCGAGCCATACGCAAAGGTATACGGCAAGAAGTATTACTTTGATTTTGACTTTAGCTCCTATCCTGAAATGCAGGAGGATATGGCAAAGCTAACTGATTGGTTAGCAAACTCATACTGGATTACTCCAGATGAAAAGCGAATCGCACAAGGCTATGATAAAATCAGCACTACAGAAATGGGCAAGGTTTACGTTCCGGCTAACTTAGTGCCTATTGAGGATCTATCGCTAGATCAGGCCTATAATAATGCTACAATCAATGGCAAGTAGTGTTAAATATCATAAGACCTATTTAAAATTACATAGCGAGTATGAGCGTTATGCTTATCCGATTATTAAGAAAGCATTAGACGATCAAACAAATGTAGTATCAGATTTTGTTAATGAGGACAATTTCGACAACATGGAATTATACATTCAATTCCTAGTACAGCAAAAACCTTTGTACGATGGCTTAGAAAATATTTATACAAAGATTGGAGTATCATCCGCAACCTTCTCATACGATTGGATTCGTAATTCAGTACCAAAAACCCAAAAAGATTACATCATAGATTTCTTTAATGCTGATTGGTATATTGAAATGGTAAACTATTTTAGGCTTATCGGAGGCACAAAAATAGCAGGTATTGACATAACTACTTCCGATAAGATTAAAACATTATTAGAATATGTTTTAGGACAAAATTTGTCCAGACGAGATCAGGCCAAGTTATTTGAGGAAACTTTAAATAATCCGGCATTTAATAGAGCCAGGTCGCTAGTAATCGCAAGGACTGAATCAACAACGGCGGCAAACTTCGGAATAAACATGGGAGCGGAAAGCTCGGATTATGAGGTGGAAAAGTTTTGGATTAATACAAAGGATAAGCGGACAAGGCGTTCACATTTATTAATGAGCCGGGATCCGATTGCAATAAATCAACCTTTTATAGTCGGTGGCGTAGAGATGATGTATCCTGGCGAAGTTGGCGCGCCTGCTGCGGAGGTTGTTAATTGCCGATGCGTTATGGCTACGCAAGCATTAAAGGATGCAGATGGATTGCCGATTTTAAAACCGAGAACACCGGCTTATTTAAAAAGATAATAATATTTAAAAAATTAATATATTTGTATATATGAAAGGATTGCTAGAATATAAAAACTTCGCGGCCGAAATCAAAGATATGGATGTTCAAAAAATGACTGTAACTGGTTATTTTGCGAGTTTTGGCAATATAGACTATGATGATGATATTATCATGGCCGGTGCTGCGACAAAGACAATCGCAGAACGTGGTCCTATGGGATCAAATGAGATATTCTTTTTGAATCAGCATAACTGGTCGCAACCTCATGGCAAGCCTATGGTATTGGAAGCGCAAGAAAAGGGTATATACTTTGAGAGCGCAATAGCTCCGACATCATACGGCAGGGATGCAATGATATTATATGCAGAGGGCATTGTTATTCAGCATTCAATTGGATTTAGTACTGTTAAGTCAGACTATGACCAAAAGACTGGGACTAGAATGATTAAAGAGATTAAGTTATACGAGGGATCGAATGTTACGCTGGGCGCAAATCCAGCAACTCCATTCACAGGCTTTAAGTCCTTGACGATGGCAGAGATTAACGATCAGATTGGTAAGATGATTAAACTACTAAAAGATGGTAGTTTAACGGATGAGGGTTTTGGCAGATTGGAAATAGCATTAAAGCAATTCCAACTAGAAGCCTTCAATTTAGGTAAAAATTCACTATTAGATAAAGAGCCGGGAAAATCCACTCCTAAAACTGATGAGCCGAATATATTAACAAGTTTAATTAACGTCTTAAAGAAATAGAAATGGACAATTTAGAAGTAAAGGCTCAGGAGTTGCTCGATGCAAACAAAGCTAAAACATTAGATGAGGCAAAGACCATCATCGCAAACGCTATCAGCGAAGCTACAAAGGCGGCTGATTTAAAGCTAGAAGATGCTATAAAAGCATCAAACGTAAGAATTGACGAAATGGATAAAGCGTTGCTTGAGGCCAAATCAGAAGCTAACAGATTTAAAATGGAAGCAAAGGACAAAGCTCCGGTAACTTTCAATCAGGCATTTGCAACTGCAATGGATGAGAATGCTGATAATTTGGCAAAATTCCAAAGAAAAGAGATTAAGCAGTTTGCAATGGAGTTGAAAACTGTTGGCGATATGTCACTAAGTAACATTACTGACCTTGCTGCTGCAAACGTTCAGATGTTACCAGGCATTATCCCGGCAGCACCTCGCAAGTTGCATATTCGTAATCTACTACCAACTGGAGTTATGACCACATCGGCAGTGCATTACTTGCAGGAAACTGGATCAGAGGGATCTGTTGGAGCATGGGCTGATAATTCAGGAGCCAAATCACAGATTGACTATGATTTAACTGAAAAGGTTGCACCTAGTGAGTTTATTGCAGGTTACCTACGTATTACTCGTAAAGCGTTGGATGATATCTCTGCAATGAGATCTTATCTTCAATCTCGCTTACTA